TTCATTAAGGATATGAATTCTCCTGCTCTAACGCAGTATGGAACTCAGATTTCTGATGGTAATTTAAGTTATTATGCTCAAACATTTGCTACAAATTTATTAACATTACGCAATGCTATAGTTAATGGTACATTGCACAGAACTGGTATTGATACCACTCCTCCTACATTTACCGGAGACTATACTGCTGGTGGTCTTAAGCTAACAAATCTAGCCAATGGTGTGTCTGCTACAGATGCTGCAACTATTAGCCAGATTAGCAATGCCAGCAACCTAACAACAGGTACACTAGCCGCTGCACTAATCGCCAATAGCAGTCTTTCTTTAGGAAAGCTTTCCAATGCGTCTGGTCAGGGTTATGTCCTGCCCTCGGATGCTCTTCCTGTAGCAAACAGCTTGGGATCAACCACATCCTTTGGTGCTAGCACTGGTAGTAATGCCAATAACATGCTATACGCATCTGTAGATACTAAGGGAAGAATTACTTCTATTGGTCATCGCAGCCTAGTTACCGCAGATCTTCCAACTGTTGGAGGAGTTGCAGGTACTTATGGTGATAGTACTACCGTGCTAACACAGGTAACTGTGGACAGTACTGGTCGTATCACAGCAGCCTCTGAGAGAGCACTAACTGCAACAGATATTCCTGCTGTTAATGCTAGCGCAGTTACTGGTGCATTGGCTGCATCTAATCTTCCTTCTGGAGTTATTACCACAGGTCTAGGTGTTACTAGCATCCCCAATAGCATCACTGTCGATACCTATGGTCGTGTGACTTCCGTATCTGGTGGCAGTATTACAGCCAGTAATGTTTCCAATTTTAATACCGCAGTCCAAGCAAATAGACTTGATCAAATGACTGCGCCTACAGCAGCTGTAAGTCTTAATAACCAAAAGATTCTACTTTTAGGTGAGCCTACTCTTTCTACAGACGCTGTTACTAAGAATTATGTAGACACAAACTACACTTTAACTTCAGGTCTTAACACCGTTATTGATAACCGATTAGCTACTAATTCCGTATTCCTAACAGGTGGCGTTCTTAGCGCTGGTACTAAAAAGATTAGTAATGTTGTAGATCCAACAAGTGCTCAAGATGTAGTCACAAGGAGTTATTTAGAAGCCAATGCTTTGGCTATTTCTGGCGGTCTTATTAACGCTAATAGCAACCCAATCATTAATGTTACAATGCGTTCTGGTGGTTCGCTAGCCGCTAATGATGCTGTAAACTACGGATATGTACAAGCCCTTACTCTTTATGGTCAGGCTGTCACAGATCCACAAACCTTTACAAATGCTTGGCCTACTGCTGGTACTATAGTAAATGGTAATAAACCTTATGAGTTTTCTTTAGCCACTCTTGCTGCAACAACAGCAGAAATGCTAATAGTAACTGATTCAGAAGGTCGTATTTATATTCCAAGTACAGCGGTTCCAGCCGCAGCTGGTAGATTCTTCCGTTTAGATACAGGCGTAAGCCCTAAAAAAGTAATTGTTTATTTAGATAGTGCAGTTACTCCATCTGGTTCTGTCTTTATCCGAAACTTTGGAACATCTAGATCAGTCTCAGCAAGTATTGCTGGTGCTGCTACACTAGGTTTAGTTCAAGTTCCTACAGCTGGTGGTTTACTAATCAATAGTGGTACAGGAGATATTACTCTTAATACTGCTACAGCTTCTCAACTTGGTGGTATTAAAATTGGTACTGGTCTTTCTATTGCTAGTGGTATTGTTAGTGTTACTTCAGTTGCTGGAAACTCCACCCTTGGTCAAGTCATGGTTGCTGCTGTTAATACCAGTGGTTTAAATTTAGACACTGGGACAGGTGCTCTGTCTTTACCAACCGCCTCACCAACCCAATTAGGCGGTGTTAAAGTAAACACTTCAACAGGTGGTTTGACAAATATCTCTGGTCTTATCGCAGTCGATCTAACTGATAGCACTAGTAGCTCAAGTACCACAACTGTAGCTAACTCTAAGGCGGTAAATGACCTGCGTGGTTTAACCATGCTACGCGATGGCACTCAGGCTATGACTGGAAAGCTGACTACAGCTACGCCAAGCACTAACGCTGGTTTAAACCTACCATCTGGTACTACAGGATCTCCAGTTGCTGGAGATGTGTGGAATCAAAGCGGTACACTAAAGGTTCGTATTGACGGCAGTACAACAAGAGATATTGCATATACTTCAAGCAGCATTACTGGTAACGCAGCAACAGCCACAGCTTTAACTCCCGGTGCTACTATTGCTATTGCTGGCGCAGTAACTTCAGCAGCGCAAACTTTTACAGGAAGTAGTAACTTAACTTTTACTACCACTCTTGCTGCTGGTCAAGCGGTAACTGCTGTTACTGGTGCTGGAGCAAACGCAATAACTGCAACAAGAACAGGTGACTCAGTTGCTTTAACTCTACCACAAAATATTGCCACTAACAGCGCAGTTCAGTTTGGTTCTGCTACTCTTGGTAATATTACTCTAGCTACTAATACAATCAACACCTCTACTGGTGGTTTAATTCTAGATTCTTTTGGTGGAACTACCACAATTAACGATACTACTAGCATTGCTGGTTCATTGACTGTTACTGGCAGCAACACTACCACACTAGGTGGGGCAGTAACTCTTAATGACAGTCTTGCCCTAGGCGCGGCTGCTGCTAAGGTTGCCCTCGGTGGAACAGCTGCAGCAGCCACAACATCTATTGAGCGTCTTGGTGCTGCTGCTGGTGTAAGCAGTATAGGAGATATTATTCTTCGCACCCCTGCCAGTGGTAAGGCTTATATAGTATCAAATGCTACAAACACAACAGTCACTACTGCTAATGATGCAGTAATTACTAAGGGTGTGCTAGATACTGCAATCTCTGGTATCAGCGGCTTCATGCCTACAAACGGAGCAGTCAGCGCTACTCCTCAAACCCTTGGTACAAGTACTGCTAATACCTTTGCTATTCAAACAAATAACACAGATAGATTAACAATTGCTGGTACTGGTGGAACAACTATTAAGAATGGTCTTACTGTAGAAGCAAATGGTGTTACCATTACTGCTGGTGGTTTAACTACTGGTACTGCTGGAAGTACCAATGGTAGCTCTGCTATCTATGGTACACTAACAGTAAACGGTGTAATCAGCGGAGTTGCTACACCTACTGTAGCTAATCATGCAGCTACTAAGGGTTATGTAGACACTTTAAAACCAACTAGCACTTTAGTAACAGCGGCTATTACTGCACAAAGTCAAACTATAAATGTTAATATTTCATCTTTTACTATTAACACACCCACTCTTTTAAAAGTTACACTAGCTACTGGTGTTGATTGTAGAAACTCAAGTGTTGTTATAACTGGAACTGGAACATTCTTAGTCACCACAGGTGCTTTTTATGGTTATGGTAGTAGTACAACTTATACTTGGGACTTTGATGCAGCAAACCAGAGTATTCCTAGTGCTGTTGCTCACTCTCTTATAGAGGCCGTCGCATTACAAACTCTTGGTATTGCTCCAGCTACATACAGTGTTGGTCCTTTTATTGGAACTGCTGGGTCTTTTACAATAGCAAAACTTAGAAATGCTGGTGTAGCCACAGGAACAGCTAGTAGATATGCACAACTTCTTATTACTCGTTTAACTTAAGGAATAAATAATGACAGAGAATAACCTTGCAATATTTGTTTCATTTATGCAGTTGGCTATTCTCACCATTGGTGTGGTCACTGTGATTGTCAGACTAGGTAAGCGAGAAGCCTTGATTGAATCTAATGCCGATGAGCTTAGACAACTCAAGGAAATAACCAAAGACTTAGTAAAGGCTGATATTGAAAATGGGAAGAGTATCATAACCGTCATAGGAGATCTCAAGGCACTACGCTATCGTGTAGAAATGCTGGAGTCCAAGTAATGCGTTATCTATTCTGGTTGGTTGCTTTGGCTGGATGTTCTTCTACACAGGAGATATCCACAAGCAATCACTATATTCAACAAGAGGCTATGGCTATTATTCAAACCACGGATATTAAGACTGCTCACAAGCATGCCCACAATATCCTTGGTGAGTCTACTGACATAGCAGGAGCCGTTGGCAATGTAAAAGACATCACGCCGTGGTGGGGAGATATGTTAAGCTATGGTTTCATAGCCTTGGCTATCATCGGTGTCTGTGTATTGTTGTGGTACACAGGTGTCGGAACTTTAATTCAAAAAACTGTTTATTCATTAGGTCTATTCATCCCAGAGAAAAAGATTCAACAGGCCAAGGTACTTGCCGAGGCCAAGGATGAAACAGACCCCACAACAATTCGTGAAGCAATTGCAGTACTACGGGCCTCAGATCCCGCATTCAATGCTGCATATAAGAAAGTAGAAGGATAATAATTATGGAATCATTCCTAGGTTCAGTTTGGTTTGCTCTCATGCTCTTCGTAGTAGGCTATGTTGCGGGTTCAGTCGTTCCCGTAAGTAAGCTTCCTGAGTTGTTCAAGAAGAAGTGAATCCAGAACTAATCAATTTATTGAACTCTCGTCTTATTGAGCGTCTATTGGACGATCTCAAGGACGATACAAAGAGTACCCCCGGACTATACCAAGTCATTCGTGGCGTGGTAAACGACAACCGGGAGGTGCTAGATGGCATCCCCTCCAGTACCCTCAACACCCTTGAGGATAGCATGAAGGCCAAGATACCATTCAAGTTTAAGTCTTCACAGATTTAAAAGTTCGCCCTAGGGAGCTTAATTGCTCCCTAGGGTTTTTCGTATGCCGAGGCTACCCAGATAGCCTGAACACATTAAAACCGTTTATAGGCCATTCTAGGGCCATTAGGAGGCAAACCATGAAGCCACCCCCAGAGGTCATAGACGACTTCCGCAATCACCTTTATTTTTGTTTTAAGTATTTGGGTTTAGGTGAACCCACCCCTCTCCAGTATGCCATAGCTAACCGTCTACAGGAAGGTCCAAGTGATCATATCCTACAGGCAGGGCGTGGTGCTGGTAAGAGTGTAATCACAGCTTGTTATGTATCTTGGATTCTACTACGGAATCCTAATACAACAATACTTGTACTTTCTGCTACAGCGGATAAGGCAATTAAGTTTGTATCTCAGGCCAGAAACATTTTAACTCTGGTTCCATACATGGCAAACCTAGAACCAAAGGAGTCCGATAAGGATAGTGCTTTTGGTTTTAATGTAAACAGTAGAACTAAATTTACTCAGGATCTATCCGTTACCGCTAGAGGTATTACCTCCCAGATCACAGGTCTACACGCAGACAAGATCATTGGTGACGATGTAGAGATTCCTGAGAACTCAGATAGCCCACAGGCTAGAGAGAAATTATGGGAGCGTTGCCTTGAACTTGAGAATGTCAAGAACAAAGGTGAAGACTGCTCTATCAGATTCCTTGGTACACCACAATCCAAAGACTCTGTATATAACAAACTAGGTGGTATCTACAAGATTATCAAGTTTCCGGCAGTAATGCCAGACTTGGATAATGCAGAGGATGTTGAAGATGTTGATTCCTATGTGTTGCAGTTGGGCATGGAGCCGGGTTGTTCGACACAGCCAGAGCGATTCTCGGATGAGAAACTTGCTGAACTTGAAGCAAAGATTGGTCCTACAAATTTTGAACTCCACTATAAACTCAAAACGACTTCAGCTGACAACAAGAAATATCCCCTCAGATTGGAAGACATCATCGTTATTGATGTCGATCCAGAAGTCTTTCCGGTAAAAATTGTTCATGCTAAGAGCGTGGTAAATAGAAGAGTTTCTTCTTTTGGTATGAAAGGAGATCTTGTATATGAACCAATGCACATTGAACCTAAGTTTGTCCCGTATTCACAGACTGTATTGTTTATCGACCCATCTGGTAGAGGCGCGGATGAAACTGCGGTATGCGTTGCATCGTTCGCTCATGGTTATGTTGTCATCCATGAACTACTAGGTATTCAGGGTGGCTATGATACACCAACACTTAAACAAATCTGTAAGTTGATTAATCAGTACGACATTAATCTCGTAAGGTATGAGTCTAACTACGGTGATGGTATGTTTGGCAAGATCCTTACACCTGTCGTAATGCAGAATTGTGGTGCTGTTGCCATTGAAGAATTCAAAGTATCAGGACAAAAGGAACATAGAATAATTAATATACTAGAGCCAATTATGGCACAGCATAGATTAGTTATGGATACCGAAGTATTAAAAAATAAAGATAATCAAATTCAAATTACTAGAATGCAGGAAAAGCGTGGCGCACTAAAGCACGATGACCGTGTAGATGTACTCGCTGCTGCTGTATCCTATTGGACTGAAGCTCTGGCGGTTGATCCCGAAAGAGAAATGATCAATAGACAAGAAGAAGATTATAAGAATAAAGTAAAAGATTGGATGAGCAACAAGAGATCCCTAGGTATTCTAGGTGATAGAATCTCTGGTGCTATCCTACTGAATGGGAAAGAACCAAAAGAAAATAAGTTTGGTAAATCTATTTTAAACCGTAAACGAAGATGAGTATAGTTATTGTAACAGGCTTAGGTCCACGGACAGGAACATCATTTGTTATGCAGCAAGCAAAACAAAAAGGAATACCAATACATGGTTATAAGTTTATACCTAACTTTACAGTCGAACAACACAATGTAGATGGATATTGGGATGCTGTTATATATGATCCAACAATTAATAACTGTTTGGTTAAGCTATGGTATCCTTCTTATTTAGACATTGATGTTAATAAGATAGTTGGTGTTGTTGCTCTTGAGCGTAAGGATAAAGTAGCTCAAGTTGCCAGTCTTTACAAAGTATTTAAAGACGAGTGCAAACTAAATAACCAGTTACTATCTTTAGATTCACCATCTTCTTTACTACTTCCATTCATAGAAAATACAGAGCAGTGGTTATCATCACTGAACAATAAACAAGTTATGAGAGTGTATACTGAAGACCTAGATTCTTCCATAAATAGTATTCTCTCATTTATAGAAAGAGGATTATCATGCCAGTAGCAATCGGAATGGGCGTAATGGCTTTGGCTTCCGGCGTTATGGGTGCATTGGGTCAGTCAAGTCAGGCTGAGTCTCAGGCAATGGCTGCTGAAATTCAACAGCGTAATGCTAACTTCCAGAATCAATGGCAGAAACAAGCACAAGATCGCAATACAATGCGACAGTTTCAAGCCAATCTTGAAAGAAATACTCAGATCGAAAAAGCGGCAAATAAAGAACGAGCAATGGCTGAGCTTTATTTGGACAAGTCTTTTTCAAATCAAAAGAGTACACTAAGCAAACAAACTGCTCAGGTAAACGCACAGTTCTTGGCAGCAACGACAGGCCGAGGAATGAATCCAACAAGTGGAACAGCCCGAGCTTTGTTTAGACAGAACATTGAATCGCTTGGTAATAATATGGCTGCTTTAAAGTTAAACCATAGAAGTGCATATCAAGATATTGTGACACAACAGCAAGCACGGCTTTCTCAAAGAGCCTCATCTATTGCCCCAGATCTAGGAGTATTTATTCCAGCTAAAGGCGGTATCCCAGACAACTCAAGCACTGCTTTAACAACTGGTTTAATTCAGGCTGGTCTATCTGGAGCTTCTGCATTCGTTGGTGCTGGTGCTAAGTATGGCTTCCCCGGTCAAGGTGGTGGAGGCGGCGCTGGTGGTGGCTCAGTTCCTACGCCTTCCAATGTTGTCCCTGTATATACTGGAATGGGCAGTACTACTTATACAGGTATTCCCACTTTTCAATTTAAATAAAAACGGAGGTAGTTAATGGCTAAGAAAGATCTTATGTCTTCTTTGCAGAAGATTGCTTCTGAGTCCGTATCAGGGACAACAATACCAGAAGCCAAAGAACAAGATATGATTGATACACAGGATGTCGCAAAGATCAAGCAAGTTGCTGAAGTCGCATCCAACATGTATCCAAATAATCCAGCCAGTCGTTTTAACTACTGGAAGAAGAATATTAATATTGACGGTATGTCCAATAATGCTAGAAATACATATTGGAAAACATACGAGAACATGCATCCACGGGGATTAGAAGGCGCACAGTCTGACTTTGTTAATGTAACTTTAAACGAAACCAATTTAATTAATGGTGTCTCCAATAAAGAATTCTTTTTGAGAGATCGTATTGACAACTCACCAACATGGGCAAGATCCGTATTGGAACCTGAGTTGGCAAAGTTATCAACAACAGTTGCCAATGCTAATCTAAGCAAAGCTAATCAAGTCTACAGTAAGTCATTATCAGATAAAGTAAATAACTTTATTTTGAAGAATGATCTTGATCCAGATGTTTCTGTTGAACAGCATACTGCTGACTTTGTAAGATTAGAGCAATTAAATTTATTTGATGTGGCTAATGTTGTTAATGGCCGCATTGGAATCTATGGACAAAATACAGGTTTTATTCCCGGCTTTGCTGTGGAAAATAGACAGCAAGTATTTCCAAAGGATCAGTTTGGTGCGCCCTCATTTGCTGAGCAAGTCTTAGTTAGAGACAGCGCAATCAATCCAATCAAGCAAGCTGTTGATATGAAACTATCAGCACAGCGCTCAGTCATCTCAATGCAAGAAAGACAAGCTGCTATGGAGTCTACTAAACTTCTTGAGCAAGGCTTTTATACTCTTGATCGTTGGGGTGAAGCTTTTTCAATTAACGCTGAAAGCAGCCCACAAGATCAGATTATTCGTGGTCTTAAGGGAGAGATTGCTAGCAAGCGTATTACTAATGAACAAGAACTTGCTGAAAGTATTTATACAGCAATGACAAAGTATCCAAACATGTTCGGAGATTTAAATGGCACAACAGAATAATGTAAGTAAAGAACTACAAAATTTACTTGGTGGTTCTAAGAATTTAGATCCCATTGAACAAACAGTATTTGAGACAGGCCCACAGGCTGGATTCACTCCTCCAGAGGTTGCTAATGTTTATCAAGAAGGTCAAGTACAATTCGCACAACAGCAAATTGGAATTGATAACGCTGATATTTATTGGTATAACCTAGGTCAAAATGCTTTTCAAATGGCATCACAGACTTTTGAAACTGTATTAGACTACCTTATTGATTCAAAAAGAAACGGTGTAGTAGAACTTAAAGATAAGTACCAGAGCACTTTAGATGATTTTTATCTTCAACAGAGTACTGAAATCTACAATGCAGATAAAGAAAAAAGACCAGCTAATAGCAAAGTAATTAATGATTTAGTTACTCAGATTAAGCAAACTAAAGAAGATTTTAGAACCGATGCTATTAAAGTTTTAGGCGATGAGAAATACTTTGCACCAGATTTAGATATAACAAAACTAGGTTTAAAATACCAAGAGCTTGCTTTATCGTCTAGAAACTCCTTAAGAGATATTGATAGATTTGCTAACAAGTTACTATATGAAACTCAGCGAGTTATTAATGGTGTCGTAAAAGAAGAAGAAAATTATGCTGCTTGGAAGAATGGTGCTGGAGTTAGAGATCCAAAGATTCAACCACAAGTTCTTCTTGGTGCTTACTCACTACCCCCACATCCTGAAAACCCAAACATACCAATAGTAGGGTTTAAAAAAGATATGGCAGGTAATTGGAAACAAATAACTAGTATAGATCCAGTAACAGGAACAGAAAATTCTCCCGTTATTAAACGAGCAGATGGTAAATGGTATTTTCAAATTCAACATATTGATACTATAACATCACCAGAAGATCTTCAAACATTAGTACAGACAGATAATTTTTATTATGGTCCATACAGTGCTGTTATGAATGCTACTGGTCAACTTACTGTAGATATGGAAAGAATGACTAAAGATGTTGTTGAAACTGAGCAACCAAACAATGGTATGGCTGCTCTTGTTGCAACAACTTTTGCTGAAATGCCAGATCACCTAGCAGAAAATGCAATAGATAGAATTGATGGTCTTGATGAAGGACAAAAACTTAAACTATCTATGATGCGTCTACATGTTAAGAATAAATTTGATCTTACTCAGTTAGGTCAAATTACTGGTTTAAAGAGAGATGCTTTAAAAGACACCTTTAAAAGAATACAACAACTTAGAGCTGGAACTACAATCTTTAATGGTTCTCAAAATCCACAAGATGTAGCTAAGTTTGAAGAATTAGTTGGCGTAACCTATTCTTTACTAAAAAAATTTGGAGCAGATATTGAAGAAGGTAGTCTTGAATTAACTGCTAAAGCAGGTAATCTAATAGACGAGACTCCAAATATTTCAGCTTCTTCTTTATTGGCAGAAAATCCAGCACTTGTTCCTATACTTGCCAGAGTTTCTGCTACATTAGAAAGTAATCCCGGTTTATTCGGTACTGATAGTGAAGCTAGAAAAACAGCAATTGAAACTTTACTTGATGAACAAGTAAGAAGAGAAGGTTACATTGTAACTAATAATCCAAATACAGGCATGCCTCTTATTCTATATGCTCCTAACATGTCTTATATGGAAAACATAAAAGCATCTTTGGATAAATCTCCTATGCTTGCTGGTTTGCCTAAAGAAAAAAAGGAACTGTTAAAAGATCCAGTAGAAAAAGATAAAGCTTTGATTAAAGCCCATATGTTTGGGAATAACTGGCTTAATACTATGACTGCTGATAGAGATTTTAAAAGCAGTGCTTTAAATTTTGCAAAACAAATCAACCCACAAGTTGATACTGAAGTTTTTGAAGCTTTGCTTGATGGCGCTGTAAACACAACCAGAGATAAAAATGGAGTTAGAATTCAAACTTCTATTACTGGTTTTGATTTACTACGCTTTACTATTGCTTCTTCTCCAACTGCAATGGAAAAACGAACATCAAAAGGTAAGAATGGTATTGTATTTGCTGAGGGATATACTCCAGCATTTGAAGCTAGATTAGTAGCAGCAAAGCAAGTCTTTGATGATTTACCAATTACTTCTAGTACAGGTGCAATTCCTTGGTTTGATGCGTCTTTTAATTATAGCCAAACTATGTATAATTTTATGGGAACTCCAAGAGGAGGCCGTCCCATTAAAATTACAAAATTAACTGGAGCTTCTGGTACAGATTACATAGAAGTAATTACACCAAAAGGATCACGACAACTAGGCGCCATTACTCCAATGACTGCTGATGGAACACCACTATTGTATATTCCACAAGAAACAGATGCTAGTGGCGGTAATAGACTAAGCCTTGAAAAAGGAATGTCTAAGTATTTAGAAGCCGAACGAGGTATATATCCTTATACTTTTGTTCCTTTTGATTCTGAATCAGCCCCTAATTTTGGACCAATGGAAGCAGATCAAGTTATTTACGCTGTTAATGAACCTTATCTACCAACTAAATCTGCTATTCTTGCTAATGTAAATAGTCCTTTAACTACCTTTGAAGATGCTAAAGCATTCTTTGCTCAAAACAATACAGCATTCCATGATATTGTTATGTCAGATTCACAGTTAAAGAAATCTAAAAACTTAGCTTGGGAAATTGCAAGAGATGCTGATGGTACTCAAACCTATGATGAAAATAAAGCATTGTTTACTGACGCTAACTTAAAGCAGTTGTTTGATAAAGCAGTTGCTAATGGCGCAAAAACTAATGTAGAATTTCTTGGTTATATTTTTAACGCTATGCGTGTATATCAAGATAATTCTCAAGTAGACTTTGGTAGAAATACTAATATGGAAAGAGCTACTAAATCTTCCTCAACTGATTTTGCTGTTCAAAGAGGAGATAATAAAGGTTTAATTCTTTATTCTCCAAACAGTGAGAAGTTTATTACTGGTGTTGAGACTAATCTTTCCAATGGATTGAATCTATATTATAAGAGCGGTAAGTATTATATGCTTCGTCCTGAAGAAAGTAATAAAGACTACCGTCTTATTATAGATTCCGCGACTGCTGCAGATTCATCAGAATTAACTGGTTTAAAAGCCAAGCAAGAAAAAGCAAAAGCAGCTAAATCAATTTTTTATACGCAGCCTATTCCAAGAATATCTACTGAAGCTCTTGAAAATTTAGCAAAGCCTTCTACAATTTCTCAGGAAAAACTTGCTACATTCCAGCAAGACTTTATGAAATATGCGTATAGCAAGGATCTTATAAATAATCCTGACTTTAGATATATTAACTGGACTCAGCTATATACAGACACTGGAAGTTTTCCAGATAACCCAGAAGAAATTCCTAGTGAATATTTCCTACCCGGACACTCTTCAACCCTACCTCTTAGAGCTAGAATTGCAATTCAAGGAAGAGAGCAGGGTTATATTGGGCAAGGTATAGAAGAAACAATCAAAGAAAGAACACCTTCTAGTCCTAATGTAATGCCTGAATTAGCAGCAGCTCCTACTGTTATTGCTGGTACTGAAGGTTTTGTTCGTGGTGTTTATTCTAGTTTTGTGGATACAAACAAGCGAGATATAGAAATCTTCAGAGAAAATAATATAGATGCTGATCCACAAGATTGGTTGAACTCTCTTTTTGGAACTGACGAATTATCTGTAATCCGTAGATCAACAGGAAGAACAGTATGGAATATTCCAGAACAAACTTTTAATGTAGTTCATTATATTAAAAGCTCAAACAATCCTTATAATGCTGAGTCTTCTTTTGGTTTAAGTGAGCAATCTTGGAAAACAATTCAAGATTCTCCACTAACAAAACCAGAACTAGAATATCAACTTAGAGTTATTGCTGGTAAACAACCAAACAATACTCAAGCTATTCGGAAAAATAATGGTGCATTAGATTGGAATAAACCAACTAAAGAAGAAGCAGCTAAGACAATGAATGAAGTTATTGGACAGCTTAATCCAAATGAATTTACTCTAGATGAACTAAGAGAAATTAAACTTAAGGATGAAATCTTACAAGCTTATTCTTTAAGAAATGTAAAAATAACAAATACTGATAGTATTTTAGAAGCGATTAAAGATCCAAGTAAACTTGTAAATATCAAAAGAAAATACTTTCAAATGACTCTATATCCTGATGGGTATATGAGTAAGACTAATAGATCAACTAAACAAACACGAATTGAAGCTATAGCAGCAATGCTACAGCTATAACCTATTCATGGCGCATAGCTCCCAGAAAGGACTGTAATGTTAAATTACTCAGAAGGATTTCCTATAGGTTCGGAGAAACCATCAGCTGGTTTACTCCAACTAAATGCTTATAGACCAGCCCAAGTATTAGCTGCTTATGACGGAGATAATTTAGAATTTTTAGACCCAGCGCGTCTTACTGATCCTCTTTCATATGTAAAGGGTGACATTAAGAAGGTCGAAACCTATAATCAGTTTTATGCTTTGACTCAGGCTTTAGGCTCATTAGAAGGAAATCTCACTGGCGTATCAGACGGTCTTCTTGGTATTGCTAATGATCCTACTAAGGGTGCTGCATGGCGACAATTAATCGGTAAGGCTCCGCTATCCCCAATGCGCTATGGGGATAGCGAGCTTACCACAGAAGCATTAGATGTCGATAGAAAAAATCTAGACATGATGCTTCAAGCCGAGCAGTTACAGGATCTTAGTGGTTTGTCTTATGACGAACTTACTGATAGACAGAAACAAATTAGAGATATTTCAACAAAGCTTTTGTATGCAGAAGCACAAAGCAAAGCTGATGAAAAGCTAGGCTTTAACTGGTTCGATCAATTTGTCGCTCAAGATTTGTTTGGAATTACTAGTTCATTCTCTGATACAGAATTAGCTGGAGATACAAAAGATATTGAAAAGATTATGGCAAGAGAAGACCCAAACTTTGAACCAAATAATTGGTTTTCAAGTAAGTTTTCAAATCCAATTGTAAATCAATATCTATTAGAAAATGGTATTGATTCTTCTTTTGTAAGTGATTCTCCAAATGCTGACCATGCAATGATTCGTATCATGCATCAGCTAAATGTTACTGACATTCAAAAAAGAATTGGAACATACAAACCAACAACACTAGACTATGTTCGTTTATTCCGAGATGGTCTTGTTGGAGGTATGATTAATAGCCCTGACACTATTCCAAGTATTGGTGCTGAGTTGGCATTAGCTGGTATTACAACAGCCATTGGATCTCTTGTTCCGGGAGTAGGAACCGCCGCTGGTTTAGCTGGTGGTGTTATGGCAGCAGAAGCAACAGCCACTGCTTTAGGTGGGACATCTTTGTTTATGCGCTTAAAGCGTGTCTATGATTCTGCATCTGTTGCTGGTAAGGCTTTAAGGGCAACTGCTTACACAACTGAAACACTTTATAAACTACCACTTGGCATTATGCCTAGTTATGTAAGTAACTTTGGTTTGCTGCGTGGAGCTGCTGCTGCGTTTACATTCGGAGCAGTACAAGGTGGCTTAGCTGAGTATGCTAGACAGCAAAGAGAAATTGCCTTTGGTGCTGCAACTCTATACGCCAACCCATACGCACTCACTGATTATAATGCTTCTTTGATTGCTACAACAGCATTAGAAGAAGGCTTGGCGTTTGGTGGTGTGTTTGGTCTTGGTGGTGGATTGTTACGCAGTGGTGTTGGTGCTGTTAGAAACAGAGTGCAAGGCGTAGAGATTGATGCTGGTCGTGGGCTTAGAAACTCATTGGATAAGCGTCTTACCCTTGAAGGAACTCCACTAGGTAATACAATTGATAATATTTCTGGTCTTATGAAGAAGCCTGAAAAGCCAATCATTGATGCTCCAGTTCCAGAAAAGCTAGCTAAAGAAGCAGTAATTGAAAATACTGATATTACTGCAGAAAAAATGGCAACCGAAACTGAAGCAAGAGTTGATCGTGTTGAAACAAGAGAAGCTTTGAATTCTCCTGAAGTAGCTAGATCAACACCAGAAGATGTAGGTACACGCCGATATGAGAATGAAACTACAGCAGAATATATTGCTAGAGCAGCGCCTAATCGTGTCTTTAGAAATATACATGAAGTAATGACTGAGTTTGCTCGTCGTACTAATAATGAAGGCTCTGAGCGATTTATTGAGTCTGGTGAAGTCTTTGATCAAATGTCAGTATCTGATAAAATGCGTGTCTTGTTTGCTGGTAAGAAGTTTCTAGAAGATGCCAAGAAGGTAGAAACAGAAGCTGTTGGTCTACCAAAAGAACGAGAGCGTGTCTATGAAGAACTAGAAAGACAACGCAAGGGAGAGTTTTTTAGACTTCGTAAGCGTCTAGGTTCAGATCGTTATAAGGCACTTAAGGCAGAACTAGAAGGATTAAAAAAAAGATCTCAGCGTAATATTCCTGATCTAATTAAGGAAGCAAGAGACACAGCAAAGCCAGCAGCTGAAAGAAAAGTAGCGGCAGAAGAAGCAGCTCATAAGTTACTTGAAGCTATTGAATCTGCTGCAACCTCTCCAGAAAGAGAAGCGACTGTAAAAGCTGGTATTCCAACAGAAGCTTCTGATGTTGTTGATGCTGCTATTTTAGAAGCAAAGCTTACTGGTGAAATCAGTGAAACAACTGAGAATGCCGTAAGAGATATTGCTGGAGCTAAGGAACGCAAAGAAACTATTTTTAACGCTCTATCAATGCAAATTAGAAACGCAATTAATATTGCAAAGGTTGATAAAGATAGAGTAGCTAAGATTAAATATCTAAATGATAACAAAGCAGATGTATCAAATGCTTTTGTTTCTATTGTTTCAGGTAGCAAAGACTCCGCTAAAAAGTTTGCAGACTATGTTGACAGTCTTGTAACTAACTCCATGCTTACAAGCGAAGATCGTATTCTTTTATTTGCTTCTGTTGTTCATCTAAACTTTAGTGATGTTCCATTCCTTGAGTTTGGTGTAGAAAAAATGACAACAGTAAAGACAGATGAAGTTACTGGAACAAAGTCAATAGTAAGCGATGCTTCTACTGTTGCTAAATGGGAATATGATAAGAAGAAGATTACACTTAATGCAAACTTTGGTTATTTCCTATCTCCAAAAGCAAGATCAAATCAGCGCATTAGATCTATCCTACATGAGATAGGTCACGCTTATTTTAAATCAAGAGCTACAGGTAATATCTATTTATCAAATCTTAAGTTATACAACAAAGCTGTTTCATCTTTTGGTATGGCTCTTGTTCAAGACAAGGGTTTTAAATCTACCTTAAAGCTAGATGATCCTATGTTAAACGAAAGATTCTTAAGTACTTATCATTTAATAAATGCTGAAGAATTTTTTGTACAGACTTTTTCAAAAGTATTGTTAACAGAAGCTGAAACAATAATACAACAGATGAATCCAATAGATGTCTCTTGGACTAAATCTATTTTATTAGATATTCAGAAAGCAGTTCTAGTCGCAACTAGGATTTTAAATAGTTCTGAGTTTTATGATACTGCTAGTGCTCTTGTAAAAGAAATTACAAACATCAATAAACAAATGGCAGATCAAACATTATCTGTCCATGAGTTAAATGAAGTCTTTGCAAGATCTGCACAGTTAACTGGTGGCTATACTAAGTTTGCTACTAATGCGCGTGAGTTTGCTACAATAATCCATAAAAAAGGAATCAATGACAAGTACATGCTTACTAGAGGTGAGTATGAATTCTTGATGAATGGTCAATACTTTGATCCAGCTATGATAGCTGCTATGACTATAGTTAAAAGCCAAGGGCTATCTGCAATTGATTCTGGTGGTAGAATAGGCAAACATTTTAATATGTTTGTTGAAGCTTACTCTGAATATAAAAAGACACAGACTAACTCTCTTCTTTATAAAGTAATGTATTTCTTTGAGTCAGCTAAAGACTACGATAAGTTTATTAACATGACTACCGAAGAAAGACTAAAATACTTTAAAGAACAGTTCTTCTCAATCAGCGCTGAGCGAAGAAACATGGGAGCTATTCCAGCTACTTATGAAGAACGCTCACTTAAGATCCTTGATGTGTTTGAACAATATGCAAAGAAAGAAAAGATTCCTGAAGGTAAGTATGACTATGCTTACTTAGTTACTACAGGTAAGCGTTTGTTTGAAGTTGCTTCAGATCCTCTATTTGATAAGACTGTCTTTGGTAGTAAAGCAAAACCTGTATTAGATCCTAAGTATGATTTTGTTTCTTTTACTAATAAAGATCTTATGTCTGTTGAAGACAGAGCAAACTTGCTACAGACTGTTAGCTCAAATGAATACTTTAATAATTCTATTTTAGATTTGGTTAGAGATAGATTAGAGAAAAATGGTTTAAGTGAAATGGCTAGTGTTACTGGTCTTCTTGGAAGAGCCGCTTTTATTTTAGGCTTTGATGATCCTTCAAATAAACTATTTGATATTTCGTTTAACACAACACCGCAAAAAGAATTGATGTTGTCTACATTCTATTCTAGTCTTGTTGAAACAATAAAGACTAATCCACAAAGAACAATGACAAAGCAACAACTTGCTGCTTTGTTGGTTAAGGGTAGTATTAAACAAGAAGAGATTGAATGGACTGGTCTAAAAGAATATATGGATGCATTACCTGAAGATGCTAAAGTAGATTTAAATACACTTATTTCTATTATTAAACCTGTTAAAATAGAAGAAGTTATTAAAGGCTCGGAAACAACAATAGTTCATTCTACGAAAAATGTTTCAAGAGTTTTAGTACACGATTTTATTAAAACAGATACACTTCCAATAACTGATTCAGTTACTAGTAGCGGCGGTAAAACTTACAAAACAATTGTATTTCCTTCTAGCGTTATTCCTGTTTCTAAAACACTTAGAGATCCTTTGTTTTTTAAAAAGCTAGGAGAATACGCTTTAGAAAAACAAGCAGAAATAACAGATAAAGATAATTGGCCGCTTCTTATTGCAGCCATTAAAGAGTTTATTGCAGCTAATATTGAAAAGTCAGAAGTCTTTGGTGGTATGGAATATGTAAAATTAAAAGATGGTAATCTAATTAATTCAAGTAAAGATAATATTGAATTTGTAACTAGTAAAGAGCAAGCTACAACTTTCTATCCTGAAGAAGTAATACCTGAATCTAAATATGGTAAAGTAACTGCTGAAAATGTAATTAAAGCTAATGAATCACTTTTATGGGGCAATAATTTACCTAAAGAAAGATTAATGAGAGAACAACCTGAATTATATCCTTATTTCAGAAATAAAGAATTACGCGCTCAGGTTTATAGTACTGTTTTTAATCAAGTTGAAGAATATCTTAAAACCGAATTAGATAAATTACCAGAAAATATTCAGAGTGCTATCTTAGATTTATTTGCACCTTATAGAGAAACAATAGAAAAGCCACTACCCGGTGGTCATACTATCTGGGATAAATATCAACACGAAACTTTAGTTTTACCTAATGGTGAAGATCAAAGAGAATTCTTAATTAGATTTCCTGATATTGAATTACAAAGTGGTATGACACATTGGGAAGGAGGCTGGCATGGTAATAACACTCCAGTAACAAATGTTGTTGTACATGGTCGTGCTAATACTAGATATACTCCAGAAAACTTTAAAGTTTTATTTGGTGAAGAATTTCAAAGCGATTGGCATCAAAAAGGAAACGAAAAAGGTTATCGTCCTAAAGATACACCAGAAAAACCTGAAGAGTTTGTTAACAACGAACAGAGAATAAAAGAAGTTAGTGAAAGATTAGATACAATTGTTCCTGATATAAAAAAAATTATGGATAATGAAGTAAAACTTTCTAATACTGAACTACCTGATAAATTATTTTCAACTAAAACACAACAACTAGATAAGTATAATATATTGTTTGAGCTTTCTTTTAATGCTGATGAAATTAAAAAAGCGTGGAAATCTAAACAATCTATTGATGCGTATGGAGTTGATATAACACAACCAGTTTATATTGTTATTCGTAATAAAACTTTTGATCTTATGGACAATAACTATGCATTTAATGATTCTACTGCACATATTTTATATGATATAGCTGATGGCTCACAAGAAGTTGGAGTAGGTGCTATATTTCCAGAAGGTAATTTTGATCTTACTGGAATGACAAAAGCAAAAGATATTGTTTATAGTATGGGCAATAACATTATTAGTATAAGTCAACATCCTTTATTTAAATATTCTTCTTCGTTTGCATACGGCTATCGTAGTAGTAGTGTTGACAATATAATAAGTAGAATGAATTTAGAATTAAAACTAATAAAAGAACCTAAAGACTTAGCAGATGCTCTTGTTTTAGTTAAATACTTTTTAAAGCAGCAATTAATGTCTAAATTGCCATCTGATGTTTTACCTAATGTAAAACCATATAAACAGCATATTGAGGAATTAGACTTTTTATTCACATATGAAAGTACTTTAGCAAGAGAGTTAGATGACTTAACAGCATTAAATGAAGGTCTTAATCTTATAGATCCAGATCTATTACCTTTAGCTCCTTTTAAATCATCAGAAGCATGGGGTGGTTTGATATTCAAACGCATGTTAAAGTATGCTGTAGAGCATGGCTTTGATGGTGTTGCTTGGACTACAGGACAACAACAAGCTGATCGTTATAACAAAATTATAATTGATAATGTTTCTGAAATTTTTGTAACTAAAAATTATCTTGGTTCTTACGATATAACTATTGATGAAAAATCTGGTAATAAACGAAACTTCGATGATATTTCTGCAAATGAACTGCATAATTATGTAGGTAAAGCAAAAGCTAAAGAGATTACAGATAGTAGTCGTGATAATGTATTTGAACCTTTTGTTATAAAACCATCTGAAGAAGGTGGGACTATGTTGTTTGGTGCTACTGGTTATCTAGAGTTCTATGAAAACATAATGGTAAAAGTTGCTAACAAAATTGGCAAGAAATATAAAACCTCTGTAAAACTACAAGAAGTTAATGGCATAGGTAAACAGCCTTATCTACCTATTACAGATGAAATGCGAATGGCTATTCTAAAAGACGGTCTACCATTATTCAATAAACTAGATGGAGATAATACTCCAGCTGAAGATATTGTAAGATGGCAAAATAAAGAAGATGCTTTAGCTAATATTGTAATGTTAAAAGATACCAAAGTTGACATAGGTCTATTAGTTAAAGTAGCGGCTGCTAATATAGATGAAGCTATTGTAAATAAAATTTTGACTGGTAGTAAATCACCTGAAGAATTCATTGGTACTTTATATGATATGATTAATACCGATCAAGTAAAGCAAACCAAAGGATCTGGTAAGTGGGTAATAAACAAACCTACAACAAAGTCAAAAAGAAAGAAAGCAGCTGAGTCTACTTCAGCAACAAAGTTAAAGTCAGAAGAAAAAGCTGCTAGTGAACTCTCAGAAGTAGTGACTACTGATAACTTAGAAGAAGCTTTGATTAAAGTTATAACTCTTCGTCCAGATTTAATAGACGCTTATACTGTCATTCAGGTAAGTGAAAAGAGAACAGCATCTTTAGAACTAGCAGTTGCTAATGGTGATATTGCTACTATTAATAATCTAATGGCTTATTTAACAACCACTGGTAAGAATGCAACTAAAGATCAAGAAAGAAAAGACCAAAGAGCTGGAAGACTCAATGTTGATTCTGATGAAGGCACAAATGAAAAGCCAGTACAAACTAATAGACTAGCTAATTTGTATGAGAAAAAGAAACTAGGTAAAGCAGAACTTAGTGATGTCTATTTACAAAAAGCTTTAGAGTGGCATGAAGCATCTAATGGTAGTTGGTTAACGCCTGAAGCTGTATCTTTATTAAAAGCAAAACTTGCTTTAGGTACAGACTCTAAAGTAGCAGCACAATCTGAAAAGCTGTTTGGAAAAGCTATTAAGAGAGCTGCTATTACTGCTAGACTAAACACCCTAAAACTTTTTATTACTGAAGAAGTTGCTAAGCATAAACTACTTGAATCAACTCTAAATGAAGCTGGACAAAAGCTTCGTGAACTAGATAATGATAAAAAGAAAGCTATTGAAGAATCAAGAAAGAATGCAGAAAAAGCAAATAAGGAAATTAAAAATACTACAAGAGTTCAACCAGTTACGAAACAAAGAACAATTGTTGAAGCTGGTTCGCGTATACGACAGACTCAAGCTTTAGCTGAAAGCTTAAAGAATAAGAATCCAGAGTCACTAGCAACTCCTACTATTCCAGAAACAGAAGCATCACTATTTAGAGCAACAGAAGAAACTATTACTGGTAAAAAGCCAGAACAAACTATTCGTCCTGCTAAACAAGTTGATGCTATTCTCAATGGAACAAACTCTGGTAAGAAAGAAGCTATCGGCTTTACTCCAAAGCGTCCATTGAAGATGGATGTTGAGTCAGCTGATATACTTTCAGCAGATCCAGTAAAACTTGAAAGTGTAAAAAAGACAGCAAGTAGAATTGGTTCTGATGCTTTAGTATTTAAAGATGGTTCTGTTATTCCTTTAACAACTTCAGATCTGCCAGTGTTAGGAGCAACTGTAATTGATGCTGTGCCTGAACAACCTAAGATGTTAGAGATTGCAAAGGCTGCTGATAATACCCCTGTTATAAATGTTATTAACAGACCAAGAATAGATGCACCTAAACAGAAAAAAGAAGGTTTACCTGTTGCTACTAAAAAAATTAGAGTACCAAGAAAACCAAAATCTAAAACAACAACAGTACCAACTGGAGAAACTAGACTACCAACTATTGAGAAGATAGTTGCAACTGTCAAAGAAATTCCAACTGATGTTGTTGAAACAACTAAAGCAGAAAAGATTGAACGCAAGTTTAATGAAGACATTGAGTTGCTAAGAGTTTCTGGAATGGATTCTGGATTCCTCCGAAAGTTCCTAAAGAAATATTGGGAATCAAAGGTTGAACCAGATGGCTCAGAGACTGTCACCCCAATGTTTGAAATGCTTTGGTCACACTATGTAAATGTAAATCAGTTTATTGCTGATGCAAATAAGCGTGTGCTTGGTGAAGATATACTGACAAAGTTCTGGCAAGCGGTTGATAGATTGTATGTGTCTGATTCATTACGAGTAAAAGTAACTGAAGGACCAGCAGGAAAGAAACCACTTACCTATCGTCAGCTCTTAGATAAAGCAGCAAAAGAAATTCAAATTGAAGGCAAACCAGAATTTGTAATTCCTGTATTGCCTGAAGATATTGTATTTACTAAAGTAGATGAAGCAGGTAATTATCGTTTAAACGGCAAAACAAAAAAGGTTAAATCCTTGATTGATGAAGCCGGAATAGACGCAAAGATTCCCGGTCCTCCATCAACAGATGCTGTTATTAAAGATATTAAAGAAGCTGAGATTCCACCAGAACCAACAGCACCCGAGCCTGAGTTACCAAATGAAAAAGTTATTGAGAATGCAATCAATAATGTAGAGAGTGGTACTTCTCGTTTACTAAGAGTTAACAATCTTGTTGGAGCAATCTTTGGTGGAAACCAAAGAGATAGTCGAACATGGTGGGAAAACTTAATGAACAAGAGTGTGAATGCAACACAGAATGGATCACGACAAGGTGATACTCTGCGAAGTGTTGCTCCACTACTTTCGTTTGTGTCTCGTTTCTTTGATGATCGTAAGACTCAAACAGGACATTTGGTAGGTGCTGGAAAGACTGCCTTTAAGACAGCAATGCAACTCAGAGGTGAAGAAGGTAGATTGATTACCCGTATATTTAAAGAGTATGCTAAAATCAATACAATCATGCCACGCATGACTAATGATCAAAAGGCACAACTTGATATATATACTTATGAAACTTTGTTTACAAACAAACAGCCTAATAAAGCAGATATAGTTGCTCTTGGTATTCCAGCATTGTATGCTGAGCCAATAACAAAACAACTATCTCTATTATTAAAAGCTGCTAGATTGGCAAACAAAAACATTCTGGATCTAGAAACAAACACAGGTCGTTTGTTAACTGTAGATGCAGATGGTAATCCAATATCTCCTGATGTCTTTGCACCAACGCAAGTTGATCACGAAGGTCTTGAATCTATAATGAGAGACAGGGCTGCTCGTAGTAATCTACTGGATAAACTAGTAGAAGTTCGCACAAATAGAAAGTTAAAGGACGATAAACTAGACATCAATACATTGATTGTCTTGGGCTGGCTCGATGTTGAATACAACGAGAAAGACCAGACATTAAATATATTTGCTCCTGATAGAACCATCACTTATTCAGAAGCAGCTAATATGTTTAGTTTAGATACTTTACAAAAGTTACATGAGAGCGATATCACTAAGTCTGGAATCTCTGGAAAGAAATCTGATATTCTAAAACTCCTTAGAAAGAGTAATCCAGAGAAATACTTTGTATTGGAATTTGATGACAGATATTCTGTTTATCGTATTCCAGAAAGAGTTACAGATCTTGCTCCACATGATAAGACCAAGTACATAGCAGCTATCCAAGGAGACACTGCGATGTACATAGAGAAGTGGCGAAAGAAACTAGATGGTAGAAATCTAGTTCGTGTTGAGATGGAAGAGATGCTTAAGTTTAAAACTAAGAGTTATCCCTATAACAGCACTAAAGACTTTAACTCTATTTATAACCAACCTTTCTTTAAGTTAGATCCAGAAGGTAAGACTATATTACCAATCAAGGGATTAACCCCAGAAGAGATGTTTAGTACTCCCGAGACTAAGGCTATCCTTAGAACTAATCTTGCAGAGGCTTACTTCTATTTCCTAAAGGGTAGATACTTTGAGCTAGCATTCCAGAGAGAACTTGACCGAATGTTAGGTAAGACAGGTATTACTATTCTAGATGTATTTAATTATGTTCGTAAGAAAACTTATGATAGCTTTGATAATCTGTCAAAGGATCAGGACTGGTCAGAAGCTGAACTACGAACAGCAAAGAATAGTTTGGAAGAAGGTCTTAATAGATTGTATGAAGAGTATCAGTTTAATGCTGATACCTTGCCATATCTAAAGTCAGAGACAGGACACTCAGCTAGAATTGGATTGGCAGCAATCCGCTTTAAGTTCTCCGCTGGTTATGGTATTTCAGCTTTCACTGAAACCATGACTGAGTTGGCTAAGCAAAGTCCTGAGTTATATACAATACCAAAAAACATTATTAAGGCTATGCGTTATGTCCTAGCTGATTATCGTGCTTCAAAGCGAAAGCTATTGGAGTCTGATATTGGTGACATGACTTTTATTCTTGAAAGCTTCCGTACAGATCTAGCTAATAGATATATGGGAGAGATTGGATATGGTGCATTCAAATCTGATTCAAGATTTGGAACTCGTGTAAACGACACTATAATCAATGTAAAGAATGGTGTAGGTGCTTTGGAAAAAGGAACCAGAACTTTGGAAGAAGCTGGTAAATGGATGCAAAGTATTGGTTCTCTACAGGCAATTACAAATGGTACACGCGCTCTAGCTAAGCAACGAATCCAGAGAATGATCTGGAGGGATATTAGCAAGGGTAGAGTTGAGACTTTATTTGATGCCTTGACTGAGACTACAACTGCTTCCCAATTGGCTGAGTTAAAGAAAGCTGCGGCTACTGATGCCAAAGCTGAAGCCAAGTTGTGGAAGGAGTTTGCTGGTATTGCAAGACATACAGCAAAGTTTGGTGATGCAAACGAAGCTGCCTTGTTCTTAAAGTATGGCTTGACAACTAAAGAACAGATTCGACATCTTAAGTGGGCAATGGAAAAAGCCAACCATAGAGATGGCCGAGTCAACATTCTAGATCTAATGGATATCCATGAAGATCTTAGAAACAACCCAGTAGAAGGTATTGATATGGATGTAATGGAATCAGCTATTTCATCTTATGCCTTCATGGTTGAAGACCTAATTATAAAGACAGCTACATCTGAATTGGGTGGACTTAACAAGATGACTTCTCTTGATTCTAAGTCAGCCCTAGGTAGAATGTGGTATGCTCTTACTTCTTGGGTACAGTCCTATCAGGACAATGTTATTCTTGATTACGGTGGACGAAGCACACTTAAGTATTTAGCTGGTGGTATATTCTTATATGCCGCTATGGATACAATTGTAGGCTTGTTCAAAGAATGGTTAGCTGGTCGTGAAACAGAAGATATAATGGAAGAACTTGATAAACAACCAAGCCAGTATGTTCTTCGTGGATTAACCAGAGTTCCATTCCTTGGTCTATACAACGGATTCCTTGAATCCGGTGTAAGCACTGTAGCTGGTCTAACAGGTGGTACTTATAAGTACTATGGTGTACCTTTCCTACCAGCTGGTGCTGGAGCAGGAATGAATACACTAGAGTCTGACTTCCGAAGTGCTCAGCGACTTATTGAAGATCCCTTTTCAATAAACGCTGTTAAGGAAGCCAGTAACTTGTTTGGCCCTACCTCCCTAGTTAATCGTAGTCCAGTAGCAATTCCAGTACGAGTATTGGAAGATGCTCAGGTATTTAAGGAAATGAATGCTATTCAACAATACTTGGATATGGTTCAAAGAGAACCTTACCCATACCAGAAGAAAGCCGGAACTATGTTCCGTCCTATATCTCTGGATGTTAATCAGCCAGCTCCACGCAACTATGTGATGGAGACAGCTCAAGCAGAAAAAGCCTTAGGTAAACAAAAGACTATGGGTTACGACCAGAGAGGTGTATCAGAAGAATTAGGCAAATTGTTAGAGTAATCTATGGGGGCTACCTAGGGAAACCTAGGTAGCCCCATTTGTTTTATCGACATGTATTCCGAATAGTTGGGGCTAATGAAGATATACCATAGTATAACCTTAGGTTATCCCTTAGCTGTTAACCCCTATAGTTTTAATTATTGTTGTGTATAGTCTTAGCTAAGACCCCTAGGTTAACCTAGGTATATCCCTTGTTAATTACAACAACAATAATAACCCAATAGGAACAAGCACTCCGGGGTTTAACCCCCCGGTTTTATCCCTTGTCGATTTCCCTCCAGTTGACCGGAGGGATGGCCCCGGACCCCAAGGGGACCGCAGGGTGGACCTCAATCAGATAATCAATCCTGAGGCATCCTAGCCCCCTTAGAAACAAGGCAGGGACCACAGCTCCCGTAAGAAATCGACTTAGGGGTCAAAAATTAGCGAAGGGGTATCCCCCCTGATCCCCCCTTGCGCGCCCCCCGTCACCCCCGGCCAGAGTTATCGGACTTGCTAGCCCGTGTCCGATAACCTCTGTAGGCATCGTCCGATAATCTAGGAACGCCCCCACGATGTTATCGGACGCAAACCCTGGGATGCTTTAGCATTCCATCCGGCTCCGGCGTTCGGTAGTGTAGTGGTCGCCTCCCCGCAGTATTTAGAGCGGTAAGGTCTGGCGATCATCGGTGTATAGCGGAGTCTACCGATCCGCTCTAGGCTGTCACTCGGTCTAGTATGAAAGTCTCGTAGACGCTACTCTCCCGGAGTATAACGGTGAGTCTACGGTGTACCCAAAGGGGTACCTAGGTCTGCGTTGTCAACGCTCACTAGCCTAGGTATGAGTATGGGGTCACGGAAATGGACTAGGTTCCGCTCTGTTCATGGGTAGCACCATGCGTGGAGACGGCGGGAAAGTACCCTCAAGGGTAGCCTACATCCGATAAGGCGCACGCCTCCTCAATATTCGCCCGGATAATCCCGCGATTGATTCGCGTGGCTGGTATCCCCTGCGTTCTTTCGTAGGGGATATCGGCTAGGGTACACTAGGGATAACCTAGTGTATCCTAGCCGATACCCGCGTTGGGTATCGGTACGCAATCTAGCGAGGATTACATGATGTCTACTACGAATGGTACGATGCTCCGGGGCGCCGTGAAGGAAGCCATTGATAAGACGCGGAATTCCGGCGCAGTTCGCCCGGATATGTTCGCAGATGTTGTGAAGTACGGCATGGAATGTTTCCATGATCACAAGCACTACCGCAACAAGGTTCGGTGCGCTTGCTACATCGTCATGGATTCGGTTCCCCACATGGATAAGGAAACGAAGCGCCTCATGTGGGAGGCTGTCGGTACGATGTACATCGGCAAGGTCGTGAATAAGCGGTCGGCGCAGGGTAAGTTGGATGCTTTGCTCGACGGTCGCTAACTGGATTACCCCGTGCTACGGCGCGGGGTATTCCTTCGGGTACCCTAGATGGTCTAGGGTATCCGATGGAATACCCAACGGAGGTATGGCTATGAATCTAGCGGTTTGTCTGGCGAATGTCCGTTCGGTGAACGATGCGGCTACGCTTGCCCCTAGGCTTGCCAAGTTTGCTAAAGTATCAGTATCTGATGCTTTGGTGTTCATTCACCGACATCGTGGTATTCATGCTACGATTGAGGATGTTCGCAGGATGCGTGACTATGTTCCTACATGGTCTACGCGAGAACGGTCTGGAAGGTGGCAGGAACGCCATAGTGATACTCATGGGCATATGCCTAACTTGGATCGCATGGCTCGTGGTCGGTACTGATTATTCGGTATACCCTAGGGAAGCCTATGGTATACCTTTGGATTGAGAGTTTACACAATCTGGGTAGGATGGCTATGTGTTGCCATAACATGCACTAAAGGCATCTCTTATGGTAAGTACCGCTTTATCCTACTCTATAATAAATGACTCTCGAATCTACCGTCTAGTGTGCAGGGCGTTACATTGCACATACTTGCTATACGCCACAGGTAGTCACTAGCATTTGAATCATAAGCCTGTTGATATATCATAGGGAAACCTATGGTATATCTTTCCCACGACACGATTAGTCCCTAGTGTTGATGGTTTATATAGGACTTGCAGACAGGCTAACTATGTAACCTGTCGGTGTTATCATAGCGGTATATCGTAGGGAAACCTATGGTATATCTTTCAGTCGAATAGTTACTATCCGTGCAACAAGTAGCACCCTCTTTGTGTGCCTTGGGTTTGTGGAAGTAACTAGGGTTTGTGGTAAACCTTGTGATGTTGGATCTTGTGTGAGGACTCCAACTATTCCGTAAGGAATAACTATAGACATAAACCACATGCTCTATCCGGCAATGCCGAGAAAGGTATAAGACAATGCAACTTGTTGAGTTTCGTCTTGATGGTTCGGAAGATTACAAAGTTCTTTGTGTTTCTTTCGTTCCCTTTACGCCAGCACATCTTGTTTCTTTGCTGAAGAATGAAGACTTCTTTGGTGAGGATGATTGTGTTGGTTGGCACAATGAATGGCGAGAAGATGCTTTGTTCTTCTATGCCAGTGGTTCTCTCTCCGGTGTCTATGTTAGGCAGCGGGAAGTGAAGGTTTGCCATCTTACCCGTGGTGATTCGGGTGCAGTTATGAAACTCCAATCTAACTAAGAAAGGTATGATACAATGGCAATCGCAATTAGACATTCATCTAACTTTAAGGATCGTACTGTTATGTCGATCATTGGTTGTCAGGAAATCTTCTACTCTCGTTTGAAGGAATCCCTTCCTGAAGATAAGCACGGACTTCTTGAGTGTATGTTTCAGACAATGAATTACTTTGCTCAAGATCTAGAAGATTGTATGGAACAGAACAAGAATCTCCGCAAGGATCTTGAAGGAATGAGCACTCCGGCTATGCCGGGAAAGGTTTGACATGTCTACACTTCTTTTGATTGGTGTGGCTTTGCTTGGAATCTTTGGTGTGTATGTTCTTCTTTGGTGTGCTGAAGAGAATAAGAATCTTTAATAGGAGATAACAATGCGAGTCATTACTCTCTCTGATTTGAATGGTAAGAATCCCTTTAATCTGTGCATCCTTGGTGAGAATAAGAAGGATGATACTGATATTGTGGAGGCCATTAGTTATATCCTCATGCGTGACTTCTATTCGGATGGTGGTAACTTCCACATTCACATTGAACACGCAAGGCATAGTGACTTTGTAGTGATTGTTACTACGGATGATTACATTCAACCTGTTGCTACTTATATGGCACGGGTTCAGACTGTCTCTGTGTACGGTACTTGATCTAGGAGAAATAAATGCGTACCTTCAAGGTAACTTGGGCATGTAATACCTGTTGTGGTGTTTCTGTTTCTGTTACTGTGGAAACAATGACGCAACGGGAAAGCGAAAGAGAGCATGTGATTGGTATGGCAAAGCATAAGATGAATGTTTGTCGTATCAATGGTGATTGGTTTGATGCCATTGATTGCTCTGTTGTTGAAGTTACTACCTAATCTTTTGTCCACCTTGGTAAATCCCGAATAGGCTTCGGCTGTGTCTTGTTTCGACAAGGCTAGGGATTACTTTCTTTCTTTCTAAAGGAATACATATGACTGTTAAGGGTTACTTTGTATGGGGCAAGTATACTAGCGTTGCTTGGTTCCTCAATCGTAATGATGCAGAGGAATGTGCTAAGAAGATGAACTATCGTGGTGGTACTAACTACATCGTTGTTTCTGCATAAAGGAATACAATGGGACCGTATGATATTGCTGTTGTTACTGGTAATGAGGAAGTGATTACGCATCTTGTGTATGCGGGTACTGAAGATGAAGTAATACTTTCTATTCGTGCGCTCTATAAGGATACTACTATCATTGCTATCATCTTTGGGGCTGAAGGATAATGTATATTCCATTCATTGTTTCAGGTACTATTCTTTCTCTCTTGCTGTGTTGTTACCTAGACTATCTAGGTTTCTTTAATTGGATAAAGGAGATTGTCAATGAGCGTTTCTACCGTTGAACATGTGTATGATGTGGTCGTGAATGGTATGTGCCTTGCTTCTTTCTGTAATAAGTATGAGGCTAATAGGTACGCTATTGCCTATGCTTCTAATTACGCAGGATCTAATGTGCAGGTGGTCTACAATGGCAAGTAATGATTATCTGCATTATGTGTTTCAGCAAAACAATAGTGGTGGATATTATGTTGGGCCTGATGAGTTTGTTGTGACTGCCTTTAGTCTTGATGAGGCATGGGAAATTCTTAAGGCACAGTCTTGGTATACTGATGAGTACTGTGAGTGTTGTGGTACTCGTTGGAGTAGTTGGGGACACATTTATAATATGGATACTCAGTTCTAATGGAAGACTATTACCCTGATGTAGATGCTCTGTATGAAGAGCGAACCGAAGTTATCAATGAGTGGTATGATGCCATTGATATAGTGATCAATACCTATTACGAGGATGACACCGATGAAGATTCATGTTGTGTTTGACTTTCCTGCTGTGAAGGATGTTGAGTCTACCGAAGCAGACTTTACTATTGAATGTCTATCATATGACATGAAGAAATATGCTGGCGATCTGATTGAATGGTACATTGACGATGTAACGGAGTAAATAAATGACTATTCTTCAAAAGAACTCTACTGGTGAGTTCAATACTATTGTTCGTTCTCCTAAGTCCGCACCCTCTTTTGATAGGCAGAAGTATAAACCTAAGCAGTATCTTTTTGATGCTGATCTGAATGAATGGGTGTCTTTCTATTGGGTTGATGTTCCATTCCGTGGTGATAACGGTGGAGCACAATGTATGTGGCTTGAGAATAATGCAGAAGAAGACAACGAAGAAGAGTTTGGTATTAAACTTACTGCTCAAAACATTGGTGATGGTAAGGCTAAGGCAGCAGCGTTTGCTATGTATCAAAGACAGAAGGCAGCAGCTGAGGCATTCTGTGCTCCCCCTGTTCATGGTATGTGCTGCTTCAAGTATTACAATAAAGAGAATCGTAGTGTCACCACTTATTGGGGATATCTTTCTTGTGTAGCAGGTAGTGTTGGGGATATTGAGGAATGTGATGACTCCATGTGTGAGTATAATTCCTATGTTACTGAGCAGATGCATAAGTGGGATAAGTATGATGAGATCTCTGATCTCTTGGATGGGATGGGTATCTATAGCCGTAGTATCCTAAATGATATTGCCGGAGAGATTGGCTCTCATCCTGATGATTGTAACTTCCATGATTGGTGTGATGATAATGGCTATGAGCAGTACAACGGTAAGAATAATCTCTATGAGAATCTAAGGAACATTGACATCAGTCATGTGCAGAATGATTGGCATGCCATTGGTATTCTTGGATGCCACCGTACTATGGGTGGTGATCTCCATGCTAGTAACATGGGTTATTGGAACGGTGAACTTGTGTGTATTGACTTTGGATATCACTGCGTTCAGTAAGGAAACAAATGGCTGATTCATATTATAATATTGTAAAGGAACATGACATCAATGGAGTATGGTTCACAGTGTATGTTGGAGAACACCCCATTGATGGCTTCAGAGATCCGAAAGATGCCTATCTCTTTGGAGAATGGTATACAAATTCAAGTAAAGAAAGTACTAATGAACGACAGTCATATATGGTTGGCCCAGATTCTAACCTATGATTACCCCGTATGGGAACCAATCTGTGCTGGTGAAACTCCAACGCTAGCACTTACGGCTGCATGCCGAATGGTTGGGGCTACTGATACAGTACTACAGGAGACTAAATGATTGTAGCAAGAACTAATAGACACAATACAAAAATTTATACTAAAGCCTATGGCTATGTTGATATAGAATATGATATTAATTGGACTATAGATCCTACTGATAATGAATGGCTATTTGCAGGTATTTGTATCAATGATATTGATCCTGATGTTATGCCCCTTGATCTAGTCTATGATATTATCACAGATAAAATTATTGAGTCAGGTATTTCGCCTCTAGATTATGCAGGAGATCCCGATGAAGAGACTTATTATGTTGATTGAAGTTGAAGATGAAGAGAAGCAGTGGCTTCTATATGAAGTTCTTCAACAGATGATTGATGAGCGTGAGCTTAACGGATACTTCACACTTGTCGATAGCGGCAAGGTTGTTGAGGATCTGCCTGAGTATATGGAGTATGAGCGTAACAAACTTAATCCTATGATTGCTAACTTGGAGAAAGACTTTGACAACCTATATCACAAGTGATAACATTAGTTTTATTGTAGAAGTTTTTGAGAATAGGCATAACTGGATGGACGACCCTAAGAAGAGGGATCTGTGCATGAGTATGCTAAATGAGTTTGATCATATGACTCACGATCAGTACTGGTTGACTGACGATGAGGAACTTTTTATCAATCAGGCTATTCACACTATTGAAAGTTGCTGCTAATGGATAACACTACTAAGACTGATGCTATGACTGAGGCTCTTGCTGTTCTGTCTGAGGCTATTGCTGAGCGAGTTACTAAGAATCTTAACGATACTATTAACCTTAAGATCAGCCGTGCCATTGAGGACTACATGGATAATGGTGACTTCCTCTATAGCCTTGAGGATACTATCAAGGAAAAGATGTCTGATATTATTGATGATCATGTGAGCAATGTCTCTCTCCGTATTGAGGTCGATTAATGAGTGAACCTAATCAGGATACTACCCTTAACTATTGGATGGATTGGTTGGACGCACATCGTATTGACTATACTAAGATTCCTAATAAGGATCTAGTCGAATGGATGAATGAGATGGAAGAAGCTGTCGGTGATTACTTTATGGATATGGTTCCCGATGAATGGCTTGATGAAGATGTTCTCGGGGATGATGATGAAGATGAGTGGGAAGAGTTGCCTGATAACGACGATGACCACGACGATTAAGAAAGGAACTATATGACTGTGTTTTTTGAAACTTTGTTTATTGTGTTGCCGTATATTGGAATTCTTGGTATTAGCTGGGTTGCTGCAAATAAGTTTGATATTATTACCGATCAGTTTTATCTTCTAAACAGACGTATTAACGAGCAAGATAAAAAGATTGCTGGCCTAACTAAGAAGTGTTCGTCTAAGAAGAAGTAATTAATAGGAAGGGTGGCTGAAAAGTAGATAGAGCGCATGCCTTATAAGCGTGAATATGTGGGTGCAACTCCCGCCCCTTCCATGTATATCCCTGTAGCTCAACTGGATAGAGCAATGACCTTCTAAGTCATAGGCTACAGGTTCGATCCCTGTCAGGGATGTTGTAAGAAATACTGGTACATTTTTATTACGGATTCTATGTATACAGATGGCTTTGACCCATCCAAGGTACATAGAATCTATATGGCACTGTAGTCCAAAGGCAGAGACAGTTGACTCAAAATCAATAAAGTGTGGGTTCGACTCCCACCAGTGCTATTAGGGTTGGTAGCTCAATAGGTAGAGCAGTTGACTTTTAATCAATTGGTTGAGAGTTCAAGTCTCTCCCGACCCATTCCATAGAAAGGATTATAATGGGACTTGATTTGTTTGCACATGGTGTTGATCCTCAAGCGTTTCAGGATCTTCCTACTGTTCTGTGTGGCAGTATGTTTACTGATGGTCAGTCTAGTATTCGTGGTAAAGTTTATGCTAAATTTATCAGCGACATTTGTGATGTTGATGTTTATCAGGAGAAACTTCCCACTAAAGATTTGCAGCGCATCGTAACGCAACTTAGTGTATACTACGCAGGTGCTGCCGATCCCACTAATACTAATGCTGTGTATACTTTACATAAGTCATGGGGTTTTTCTTTGAAAGAAGTTAAAGGACTGCTTGATTGGTTTACAGTTATAAAGGAAAATAATGGACAAGTTATTGGGTGGTGGTAAATGAAACATGATGAAACACTTGAGCGATTCATTGATCACGATGTCTACATTTATTGGGAAGACATTGCAGGATACTCTGACTCATGGATGGAGCGCAATAACATTATTGATATGCGTCCTCACTCTTGTATATCAATTGGTCGTATCCTTGAAATGACTGAAGAGTATTTAACTCTTGTTGCTACATGGGATGAAGAGAAGACTATTGTCTCCGATGTAAACTGTATTCCACTTGGATGTATTACTAAGATCGTCTTTGTCAATCCACTTATGAATGAAAGGTACAAATGATTAATAATTCGTATACTAAAACTATTGGAGAACGCCCGGATAATTATAGCATTGTCTCTATCATGGATATTTCCTATAAGGATTATCTTGGTATTGAAGATGGCTTTACTTTTAATGTGATTAAGAATGATCATGGTACTATCACTGCTGTCTCGCAGTTTATTACTTACAATGATCTTAAAAACCTTTCAATGATTTCTTGGGAAGCAACTGCTAACTATGAGCGAAGACAGAGAGAAAAGAAAGAAGCGGCTGCTAGAGAAGCAGAAGCACAAGGAACTGGAGAAGGTCAAGCCTAAGCTTGATCCTTATAGACGGAGTAAGGTACGCGACAATGATCGTCATGGTCGCTACGAAGATGGCGAAGAAACCTATTAAGGAAACTAATGGCTCACAATATTACCGATACTGATGGCGCAGTCTTTCATAAGGAAGCTGCTTGGCATGGACTTGGTGTTGTTATTCAGAATGATATGAGTCCAACTGAGGCTATGGAGATTGCTGGTCTTAACTGGACTGTCTCTAAGGTTGGCCCTGTGTTTGCTGGTGATGCTCAGTCTGATGAGTACAATGCTATTGTTCGTGATGATACTAACGCTATCTTGTCTATTCAGTCCCCTGATTATCAGGTGATTCAGAATAGCGAAGTGTTTGAGATGGCATACAATCTTGGTGCTGACATTAAGGTTGAGTCTGCCCTCTCAATGAATGGTGGTCGCCGTCTTGTTGTTCTCTGTAAGACGGGAACTATGGATGGTGCAGGAAGTAATGATCCAATTGAGAAGTACATGGCTTTTATTAACAGCCATGATGGTACGCTTGCTAAGTCTGTTATGCCTACCAGTATCCGCATTGTCTGTCAGAATACTTTGAGTATGGCTATGGCAGCGGGTGCTAAGAAGGCTTTCCGTATTACTCATACTGGTGATATCAAGAAGAAGCAGGAAGCTATGGCTGATGCTCTTAAGTTCTACCAGAAGACTGGTAAGTTGTTTGAAGAGAAGGTGTCTGCCCTTGTTAACAAGGAGTTTACCAAGACTGAGATCCAGAAGTTCTGGATGGATGTTTGGGGTATGATTGAGACTCCTATTGTTGCCAATCCGCAGACTGAGGCTGAGTATACTAACTACCTTAAGGCTACTACCACGATTGCTAAGTGGTCTGATACCTTTGATAGTGAGCGGCAGTCTCTTAATAGCACTGCTAATCTGTGGCTTGTTGCTAATGCTGTGACTAAGGAAATGCAGCATCGTATTCCTGCCCGTGGTAAGAAGCCTACCTTTGAGTCGGCTGCTTACAATAACTTGTTGGGTAAGAATCAGGATGCTACTATTGAGGTTATGAAGTATGCTCTTACTTTCGCTTAAGGAGAACACTATGGCTACTAAGAAGACTAAGAAGAAGACTGAGAAAAAGAATGTTGTTGTTGAAGAATTGACTCTTTATAAGACCTTTGCCGATGAGGTTAGTGAGGTTCACTATAGTCTCTTCCATCTAAAGGATGATGTTTTTATCGGAGAGGTTAGTAATAAGGAACTAGTAGAGCGTTTGTTTGAACTGTGCCATGCACTTGATAAGGCACTTGATACTATTGAAGTAGTTCAAGACGATGACGATGGCTATGATGACGGTGACGATGATGATTGGTATATCGGATAAGGAGTAACAATGTGTAAGCGTAATCGTGCTTACTATAGTGACGAGCATGGGTATGTGTGTGACTGTCGAAGAACAGAAGACCCATACGAAATGCTCTGTTGGATTTGTCAAGAATATGTAGACGAACAGGAGGATATACTTGACGAGACTATGGAATCAGATGACGAAGACGGAACAGGAGAAGAGAACAACCCTTCAGATCGTTACTGAAGAGGAGATGCTTGCTCTATCTGAGAATAAGTATTGGGATGCATACAATGCTAATCCCGATGAAGGTATTCCAGAACAGACATTGATTGATGCTTGTGTTATTCATCTTACTCCTTTCTATCAGCAGTGGATTGATACTATCTCAGAGAATAGAAAGACTCCTGAGTGGGCTACGCCTTTGTTTGCAGTAGGTGCTGCAAAGATGGCTGACATTACTATCAGAGCTTTGATTCTTGAGTGGTTCAACTCATCTTTCTGGGAGCGTAAGTATGAGGGAGATCTCTTTCCTCTGCCTACTGCTCAGCATATTGCTCATGTTATATCTGAGATGGTAATTGAGATTGTTGCTTATCAGCAAGCTAAGAAACAGTTCCGTGAGGATTGGCTTAAGCAATCTCACTACCAAAAGAAGTGGACTGCTAAGCGATGCAAAGCATTTGCTTATAAGATGGGTACGCTAAACAAGAAGAACTTCAATAGGAAACAACGAGAAGACTTTGGACATCACATGCTGCGTATTGCAGAGATGTCTGAGATTATTCAGCTCAAGAATATTCGTAAGCATACAGGCAAGCGATGGACTGAGCGAGTAGTTGTTACCTTTACTGATGATATTCTTAGCGAGTTGCACAAGCGACATCAAGATGTTATTGCTAAGGCAGCATTGCTTTATCGTCCTATGATTGTTCCACCTATTGAGCACACGCTTACCAGCAGCGGAGGTAATCTTCTCCAGTATGTTCGTAAGCCTGTGGTTCAGAAGTTTAAAGATGTAATGTGGGATGAGAAGGTACAGCAGAATGGTAGTACACCATCACAGACTGTGCTTGATGGTCTTAATGCAATGATGCATACTGAGTGGACTATCAATACTAAAGTACTTGAAGTAATGGAGAACTTGTTTAAGAATAATACACGGGAAGCTAATCTTCCTGCGTATGACTTCTCAGCATTTGACTTTGCTGAAACATATCCTGCTAGTGGTACTAAAGAAGAGCAAGCAAGATGGTGTGCTCAAAAGGAAGAGGCTTATAGTAACTGGTATAAAGAAGAACAGTTGCGTGGTCGTATGCTTGTCAGGTTACAGCTTGCTAAGTATCTGATCCCTCAGAAGTTCTTCTATCATATCTTTACTTGTGACTTTCGTGGTCGTGCTAACTCAGCATGTGATCTACTGTCACCACAAGCATCTGACTTTGATCGTGGTCTTATTATGTTTGCCGAACCGCGCAAGCAAACCACAACTGGTAAGTACTGGCTACAGGTACATGTCGCTAATCTCTTTGATCAGGACAAAGTTCCTTTTGATCAACGAGCTAAGTGGGTACAAGATAATATGGATATGTTTAGACGAATCAATGATGATCCGTATGAGACACGCAAGCTATGGGTGTCGGACAAGAAGAAAAAGAATCCTTCTTTCCAGAGACTTGCTGCTGTGTTTGATCTGTGTCGTACTGATGGTATGACGCAGGTTCCCGTACAGATGGATGGTTCCTGCAATGGTGTACAGCATTGGGCTGCGCTTATGCGTGATCCTGCTCTAGCTAAGCAGGTTAATCTAGTCAAGACAGCACAGCCACAGGATCTATATCAGTTTGTTGCAGATAGCATGACTGATAATATGATTGCTGTAAAAGAAGAAGACAGTAATAAGGGGCGGTGGGCAAGTAAATTTCTTGAGTATTGGGAAGGGGATATTGATCGCTCAGTAGTTAAGAGAGCAGTGATGACTGACCCATATGGTGTAACATTCTACGGTATTCGCAGATACTGTAAGACTGAAGGACATCTTGATTGGGTAGGTAAAGATCAGATTGCTGGTGCAGTTATGGAACTTGCTTCCTTTATTGACCGCGCCCTCAAGGGTACACTGATTGAACCTAATAAGGGTAAGGCTTGGCTCAAGGTTACAGCTGATATGTTCTCTGAAGTTGGTAAGAATGTTGAGTGGACTACACCATGTGGCTTTAAGGTTGTTCACCAGTACTATGAAATATTAACCAGACGATCAGTTGCCAAACTGTTCGACATGAAAGAGCTGCACTTTGGTGCGCCAGATAAGGAAACAATAGATGGAAGCTCAGTTAATCTGGCTATCTCTCCAAATTACATACACTCGTTGGATGCGAGTCATATGTGGTCTACCATCAAGCGAATGATTGATTCAGGTATCACTCAGTTCAGCATGATCCACGACTCTTATGGTTGTCCTGCTCCAGATGTCAATCTTATGAGAGCCTTTACTAATGAGGAGTTTCATAAGATGCACAGCACTAATCTGTTAGCAGATATGCGAGAAGAACTTATTCAAAACATTGGTATTGAATTGCCCGAGACCCCAGAGGTAGGCATATTCAACATTGATAATGTTTTAGATGCCGAGTACTTCTTTCAATGAAAGACAAAGTGTACAAAATAACAAGTGAAGGTGACATGGAAGAAGCAGTTAAAGTATTTACTGCTTTGGCTCTGTCAAAGAAAAAGCGTAAGAAGTTATCGCTATGGTTTGCTACTGAAGCATTCAGTGATATCTTTTTAAACGCTGCGTATACGGAGTTCTCTTTGAAGAACATACCACCGCAGCCTAACATGAATATTAATATCTATATTGGAGGAGATAATGAAGACGATCTGGAAACCGAACAAGATGCTTAATGGAAAGCATTGGCGTTGGGGTGATCTCTATGATAGTTGGAATCAACTACAGAAGGATCACTTTGATGGTAAGCTTGATGTCTACGCCTCAATCAATGGACTTCCTTCCCTTGCTCAGCAGTGGAAGGATTCATTCAACCGGAGGAAGCGCAAGTGAGCGAAGAAGAGCGCGAATACCTGAACGAAATGATTCGGAGTCTCAACAATCAACTCGTTGATGCGTTGCGAGAGCGCGACGAGGCGAGGCGGGAAGTGTGCAACAACGAGGCCAACCATCTGCCAACGATGGCGGATGCGCGCAGAGAAGCGCAGCGGCGTGGATGGGATTGCTTCAAGGAGGACGGCAAGTGAGTAGAGTTTTAATTATCGGGGATACACACTTCCCCGCAGTTCTAGATGGATACCTTCAGTTTGTGAAGGATGTCAAGAAGGAATACAAGTGTGACAAGGTTATTCATATTGGCGATGTGATCGACCACCATTGTATCTCATTCCATACTAAGCACCCGGATCATCCCGGTGCTGTGTCGGAATACAAGCAAGCAATGGAATGTATTAAAGAATGGAAGGCTGCATTCAAGAACATGATTGTTACTGTTGGTAACCATGATGATAGAGTGCGCCGACTAGCAGGTGATGCTGGTATTCCAGACTTTTATATCAGGAGCTTCAATGAAATTTATAATACAAGTTGGCACTGGGTTAAGAACCACACTGTTGATAATGTGTTTTATTATCATGGTATTGGGGGTGGCGGTCTATACCCTGCTTTCAACACTGCTAAAGGTATGGGTATTTCTGTGGTTGCTGGTCATCACCATTCTTGCGCCGGAATTAACTGGCAAGTTAGCCCAATGCATTCGCTCTTTGGAATGAATGTTGGATGTGGTGTTGATCGCAAGCACCTTGCTATGAAGTATGGTGAAGACCATATTAAGAAACCCGTAATTAGTTGTGGCGTTGTCGTTGATGGCAAGCCCTATATTGAAATGATGAGTCTTTAAATAAGCCCTATGGTTGGGGCTACAGATATACTGTATATCAGAAAGGAGAAAAGAAATTATGAATACTGAAACTGAAATGGTTGATGGCGTTGTTACTGAAGCTACCACCACTCCCGCACAGGAAATGGTTCCTGCTATCCGTAGTGATAGCGTAGTTGCGTATCTCAGCGGACTTGCTTCCGGTCTGAGTGCTATTGTTAACGACCTGAACATGCAAGTGAATCAAATCACTGGCGAAATGAATAAGGATAAGACCACTAATGGTTAATAAGAAGATGAAGAAGATGCCTCAGTTTGTGACTGAGGTTTCTGAAGTTAAGTGGAGCAATCTCCTTAAGCCAGACACGGCTTTTGGTGAGGCTTCTGCTAATCATAACATTACGATTCTTCTGGACAAGACTCTTGAGAAGAAGCTCGCTGAGTTGCTCAAGCAGTCTGGTGCTAAGAAGATCAATGGTATCATGGAGAAGGATGGAGTCAAGACACTCAAGGCTAAGAGCCGTGTCTATGTAGAGCAGGGTAAGTTCCCTTGCGTTGACTCTGCTGCACAGGAAACTGATGCGGTTCCATTTGGCGGTGACAAGGTTCGACTGAAGCTTGCCCCTGCTGTTGTCGCCCGTGATAACAGTCTGTCTGTTTATCTTAATGGTATCCAGATCGTAGAGAAGAATGCCAACAACATGACCGGATCTACTGGCGGTGGCTTTAGTGCTGTCGATGGTGGGTTTGTTGGCGCAGCAACCCCAAAGTCTGCGCCCGAAGTTGAAGAGACTGAGGACGAAGACCTTCCATTCTAAGTGAACTGGAAGTTTAATATCAATCCCGTGGCTGCTTCAAGACCACGGGTTGGTAAATGGGGTGCATACTATACAGGCACATACAAAGAGTTCAGAGAGAAAGCCTCTGAAATTGTATGGGATACTATTGGTACTAGTTGGCAAGCCCTTGAGGGTGAGCTATCAGTAACAATAGAACTGTATGTAAAGCAACCAAAGTCTACTGAAAGAGGATGGCCAAAGGCAGACATAGACAACTTTGCTAAGGCTGTTCTGGATACAATGAATACTAAGATCTGGAAGGATGACTCTCAGATCACATCACTCTATGTATCTAAACAGTGGGCTAATAAAGGTGAAGATGGTTACTTCACATTAGAAGTATCTAACTAAAGGGAGAGGGGAGAAATCCCCTTTCCTTTTTTCAAAAGGAGAATCATGTACGAAAATATTTCAGTTGAGTTGATCGACAAGATGGGAACAGACAACACGGTTGTTGATGCTGCTAGAGTGTCGTTCAGCAAAGAAGCTGCCAACTACACAGAAGAGCAGAATAGTAAGCTTATCAAGTACTTGGCAAAGCATAATCACTGGAGTCCTTTCGCTCATTGTACTCTACAATTTAGAATCAAGGCTCCTATCTTTGTTGCCCGACAGTTGCAGAAGCATCAGGTCGGGTTTGCTTGGAATGAAGTAAGCCGCCGCTATGTTGACTATGATCCAACCTTCTGGAGTCCAGATGGTAACTGGAGAAAGAAGGCTGAAAACAAGAAGCAGGGATCTATGGATGATCTAGTCGATGATCCTTTGGAGTCTCAAGATATCTTTGAAGATGCCATGCGTTATTGTATGTTGACCTATAGCCTCATGCTTGCCAACGGTGTATGCCCGGAGCAAGCCCGTGCCGTGCTTCCTCAGTCTATGATGACTGAGTGGTACTGGACGGGTTCTCTGTACGGCTTTGCCCGTGTGTGCCAGCTACGGCTTGATGCCCATGCTCAGAACGAATGCCGACAGGTTGCCATGTGTCTTGATGATGCATGTGCTCAGGCGTTCCCAATGTCTTGGAAGGCTCTTAATGGAACAGTGGATTGATCTAGCTAAACATATTGCATCGACTGTCGATAGAGACAGGGCGCATATATCGTTGATCGTTAGAAAGAATAGGCTGCTTGCTCTGGGTACTAACAATTGGAAGACTCATCCTAAGACTGCTGAGTATGGGTACATGTATCCATATCTTCATTCTGAGTTGGATGCCTTCCGAAAGATAAAGACACCACATGATAAGATGGTTCTTTATAACTTTAGATTTAGTAAGACAGGTAGATTAGGAATGGCTAGGCCGTGCAAGTTCTGTATGCCTTGGTGTTCCCATGTGTTTGATCGAATCGTTTACTCTAACGAGGAAGGTAAGATTATATGCTGAACAAAATATCTGAACAGCCACAGATTGTTGTATTCAACGGTGGTCCCAAGGATGGACAGACGATTCCATATAAGCTTTGTATGTGTCCAGAATACAAAGCAGTAGACGAACAAGCCTACAGTATTGGTAACTGGTATACTGATAGCAGCCCACTACCGTTTGAAGATATTAAATGGGTTCGTTATGTAATGAAGAAAGCAGTACGCCAGTTCTTTGTCCCTTATAAGAAGATTGAAATCAATCCCGCTAATTTTAAAGACCGCTATACAGTAAAGGTTTATCAGGACTATCATATTGATATGGCTTATGTCTATCAGTTAGAGGGCAGTAATGATAAACCCAATGTGCCTGAAGAGGCGTGGTTTGGGCGTAGAACAAAGACAGAGTTGCTTGATTGTTTTCAGAATAATAACGATGAAGCCTATCTTGATTGGCTCCAAGAAGAAGAAGCACTTAGAAAAATCCTAGGAGATAAGCATGCCTGATATAGATTCAAACGGTGTGGATATTCTTGATCGCTTCTTGGCATACAAGTCTCGGTTCATGCAATTCAGTGTGACTGAGGATGTCTTTAATCAGGTGGTCGCGTATATAAAGGAACTCCGCAAGGAGCGTGATGAAGCTATACGAGAAGCTGATGAACTACGCCAAGAGTCTTGGGATCACGGTGGATTGCTTGGATACTTTAGGAGGCACGGTAATGACTGATGACTACGACAATGTGACCAATGATCCGTTCCTTGATGAATACTACAAGATCAAGCGAGGCATTGGTCAGCCTGAAATTATAGATAAGATGATCTACGAACGGCATGAGCAGCGCAATTGTTCCCCTCGTATGAGTGATGTAATTTTGGATGCGGCAGATAGGATTCGGGACAAGTGGAAAGAGGAAGAAATTCGTGAGTTTGTATTTCGGATGTCGATGCATATAGTGCATCTTGAAGAAACACTCAAGAAAAACAATATTGACTTTTCTCCATACATGAGTTACTATAACATACCGAAGGAAGACTTAAATGAATCGTGAACGCTACATTGAACTCAACAGCACAGGACAGGATCTCACCCCCGAAGAGTGGGATCAGGGTTGGCATTGGTGTGTTGAATGGGACGGCTTGCTTGTAGGCCCGAACACCGAAGAGGCTCTTGTCTGCTCTTGCAACCAT